AAGAAACTACTCTTCTTCTGATAATTGTTGTAACTCATCTTTACCATCCTTATTTATTGTTTCTTCTAATAGTAATACTAATGTTTGTGCCATTGATAATAGCAATATTGAATTAGTATCAACGTTTTTTGTTTTTGCAAACACTTGTGCAACTGCATCAAGATTCTTTTTTATTTCTTTTAAGTTCATGTTTAAAATTATAGACAATGTAGCATTATATGCAACACTTGTTATAATAAATTTAATTCAAAGAAAGGCGGTGGTAAATTATGGATTTTCTTACTTGCAACGATATTGCAAATATGTTCGATGTGAAATTAAGAACAGTTTATGTTTGGATTCAACGAACTAAAAATGGAAATGGATTCTTACCAAAACCAGATTATGTTTTAGGTAACAAACCATTATGGAAAAAAGAAACTATAATCAACACAGAAAAATATAAAAGTATAAAAAACTAAGGATGGTAAATTATGATGTTATTTCATGGACAAGTAGTGCCGACATCTTCGGCTTACAAAAAGATTAGTCAACAAGACCAAGTTGAGTGGGCTTTAGAAAACTTTAAAGAAGTTACTGGAGATGAGTTTACTTATGATTTAAGAATCAAAAGATATGGCGCTATCATATTTAATTTAAGAGATACTGGATGGGATATAGAAACTATAGAACCTAAGAATCATCCAAACAAAAAATGGTCTTTTAGATTAATCAGTAAACCAGTAGAAGAAGGCGGACAAAGAGCGTTGGCGTTATGAAAGAGCGAATAGAAGCTTCAGAGTATTTTGCAATACTTCCAGAATCTATTTTGTTTGCACCAATTAGTTCTAACGCTATAAGACTATATTGCATACTTAGAAGAAGAGCAGATGAGAAAACTAACGCATGTTATCCATCACAAAACTATTTAGCTAAGAATATGTATTGCAGCGTAAGGACAGTACAACGTGCATTAGAAGAGCTGGTAAATATTGGCGCAGTAACAGTAGAGCATAGGTATTTAGAAGATACAGATGCTTATACATCAAATATGTATTACCTACATGCCACTATTGCGCAAGGTAGCGCATATATGCGTAAGGGTATGGCGGATATGTCGCAAGGGTATGGCGCTGATGTCGTACAAAACATAGCCAATAAACAAAGCAAAGAAACAAATACGAAAAAGAAATCTCGTAAAAGAGATTTGCTTTTTGAAGAAATGTGTAATGGATTAGGTATTGACTGGAAGAACGCACCTAAAGGAGAAACTGGAAGAGTTAATGCAGCTTTAAAAGATTTAAGACCACTTAACATAACTCCAGAAGAACTTAGAGATGTAATAGAACACTATAAGAAAAACTGGAAGGTGGCAATATCTGCAACTGCAATATCTAATAACTGGTCAAAGCTTAAAAATGAAATGAAGGAAGCTGCACCAGTCAAACAACATAATTGTGAAACTGATGGTCATGTTTGGATAGACACAAACTATAGCGGTCAATATAAATTGTTTATATGTCAGTTTTGCAGGAAGGAGAAAAAAGATGACACTAAAAACATTTGATGTTTATTTAGCTGGCAGAATATCTGCTAAAGCAAACAACAAAGAAGAAGCAGCAAAGATGGTAGAAAAAAAATTAAACTTGATACATCCTATGTTTAACATTCAGATAGTTGTTACTAAAGAAGATTATTTAGATGCTGGACAAGACTATAAACCAGAAGGCACAGATTGACCGAGTCCACATATCCTTATGGTGGAGTGCCGCCAAAAGATAGAGCAACACGTAGAAAACTTTTAAGAGAAGCAGTTGTTTTAGAATCTAAAGGGATATGTGAATGGGCAGAGTGTACAAGTCGTGGTACTGACATGGCACACATTAAAGCAGCTGGTATGGGTGGCGCAATATCTAATGACACCTTAGACAACGTTGCGTTCCTATGTCATTTTCATCACGATGTATTAGATTTTAGAATGTCAATGAAACAGAGAAGTTTTGCATTGCAGCAATTAGTAAGAGCATACGTTTTAGGTAATAGAAAAAAAATCTAAAAACTTTACACATTGTATTACAAAGTGCTACAATAATATTGTATGAAAAAAGAAAAATCAGCTTTCAGAAGAAATGAGGTTTTAGAAAAATACGAACTTACAAAGTTCGAGTACAACGACCTTATGACTCATAAGTACATGTACGATACAGAATATTCGGGTACTAACTGTTTCTTCTGCGGTAGTTTTATTATGTACCCAGTAGTTTTCAATTATCCTAACGAAAAACGTAAGTTTAACGCAGGTACAGATTGTGCAGAAATGGTACATCAAGGTTCTAACTATGAAGCACTAAGACTTCAAGCAGCTAAAGCAAGAGAACGTGCAAAAATACAACAAGCTTATTTAGATTCTGTAGAAGAATTTAAAACAGATTATCCGCAGTTATCACAAGCAGCAGAATACTTCGGTCGAGAAAACTTATTGATTAGCGATGTATATGACAAAGCTAAATTCGGTTTAACAGAAAAGCAAATAGCATTCTTAGAAAAATTATGTTTAGAGGACTGGCAACAAGAAGTTGATGCGTTTGCAAAACTTATTAACAAAGCAAATGTACCAGCTTTAGAAGTTGGCGAGATTACTACAGAAGTTACAATCAGTAAATACTATTACAAAGAACAAGCATTTTATGGTCAAGAAAAAGCAATTATAGAAACCAAAGAAGGTCAGACTTTGTTTACTGGTAAGACTAAAGCATTAGTGCAATGGTTAAATACAGATGAGTATTATCCCGAAGATATTACAGAGTTTTGGGCGCAAGATAAAAAAGTAAGAAAAAGTGATTTGACTTGGAACAAAGAATATTACAAAGAAGGTACTAAAGGTATTGCAACACTAGAAGTTACTTATGTTGTTGAAGAAGATAATACAAAAGGTACTGCAAAAATCAAAAACTTTTACCCTATAGAGGAAGTATGATAACTGATTTACAAGGCATATACGCAGAAGATTTAGATGGCTACCCGCCAATACCACAATCAGATAACTATTTATCTCCAGAGTTAAAGTACATTGGGCTAGCAGCTGCTAATGAAGCTAGAGCAGAAATTATGAACATGAACATTGGTTCAGAATCAACAGAAGGTTTAGAAATATTTGACCTTGCAGCTTACGATGAAGAATTAAAAAAAGATGCAATAGCTAGTTATGCTTTAGCAGGTCAGTATCAATATATAGCTACGCACCAATATAAAGATAACTGCGAATGTAGAGATTGTGTGACTGACAGATTAATAGATTATGGTTTACCAGTTAAAGAAGCATTTGAACTTAGTTACTTACAAAAAACTTATAACAAAAAAGCTGCTTAATCGCAGATTGTGATACAATAAAGGTACTATGACAACACAAAACGTGTATGTAGTTAGAGCAGTAGAGCTTACTGGTCGTGTTTGGAACTATGAATTTAGTTCTGAATTAGAAGCTTTACGTAAAGTCAGAGAGTTTAAAGATTCTGGCGGCTTCATTATCCAACAAACTACTTATCAAAAAGAACTCGTATAACTAAATAATTTTCTTCTATTTGTGTTGCACAATGTGATACAGTCGATATAATTATATTGTAATGATAAATAAGGATGGTAAAAAAATGGCGTTTGAAAATTGGTTAAAAGCGTTTGTTGATGAAACAGACAAAATCAATACAAATGATGAGTTCGCAGTTGAATACAATGTCAATGGTCAAGCTGGTGTCTATGAATACAAGATGGCAGAAATCATGGAGTTTTTATTTACTGCTGATGAGAAAATACAAGAGCGTGTAAAAAGCGATGTTGTGAAAATGGATTTTTACAATGTGCCAGCTAAGGATTTTAAATTCTACTTTACACAAGTTGCAAAAGCGATGGCAAATGTTTACCAAGTAAACTACGCCGCAAGTTAGGAAGGATGGTATGAATCAAGTAATAGCAAAACTAAAAAAACAAATTATAGAATTGTTAGAAGCTGGCGATTATGTTGGCGCTAAGAATCAAACAGATAAGTTAGTTGGATTAATGGAAGGGATAAAATAATGGATGAAAAATACAGAGTAGTTTTTTGGGTCGAAGGAACTATTAAAGTTACTGCACCAACTCATTATTCAGATGCTTACGATACTGCTAAAAAGTGGAAGGGAGAACTTTACAAAGAAGTTGCTTCTTTCAAGGAAGGAGTTAAATAATGGTAACGCCAGTAACAGTTGATGACTTAGAACAACAAATTGTAAACCTAAATAACAAGATGGTTTACGATAATCAATTTCATGTTGATTGTAAATATGCACTTGATATTGCTTATGGCGGATATAGATTAGTTAAAAGATACAAAAGTACCGCAGAAACTGATGTATCTCCAAGATTAACTAAAAGAGAATTATCCGAGTGGATAAGAGCATACGATAAAGGTATAAACGCAGTATTGCATAATATCAAAGTATGGGATTACGAAAGACTATTGTAAAGGAGAATAAATGGCAACCGCATTAATACTAGCAAAGCTAAAGTTCAAAAACGCAGCTGAACTAAATCAAATTAAAAACGCAATAGATACTCTAATTGCGTATGACTTGCACCAAGATGTGATATCTATAACTAAAAAGTTTGTAGATAAAGAGTTAGCTTATCGACTAGCAAAACAAATAAAAGAGATAGAAAACAAATAATTATAGTCATTTTGACTATTAATATCACAATGTGATACAATAATAATGTAAGAAAGGATGGTAAAAAGATGGATGAAAAGTTAAAAAAACTTTTTAAGAAATCTCCAGCGTTTAAGAAATTCGCTGACTTCCTTGTTACCAAAGGATATACCTACGAGCTAGTGGGTACATTAGAAAAAGAGATAGACACAGAGCGTGATTCTAGCGAAGGTGGATTACTTCCTAGAAGTTTGAGCTTCTATAAATATCCAGCTGATGTAAAGATATTCAAAGGCGACAAAGAAGTTGCGTATGTCAAGATGGCATTTCGTGCTGGTTATGATTACAAAAAAGGTAAAGATGAAGGCACAATGTCTTATTACGAATACGAAGAGCTATTTAAAGCTGGTAAATTATCTGGAGAGAGCATAAACAATACAAAGCTAGAGCTAGAGTTTGTTTATTTTGACCGAGATGATTACACAAGCGAAACTTATAGCAAGGCGTATTACCTTAATGAGTATTATTACTTTTACAAATATGTTAAAGGTAAAGCAAAGATGCTAAGAAAAAAAGGTTATGCGTTGACATTTAGCGCAGCAACAAAGATGCTAGAAGAGCTAGAGAGTGGTAGTACAGATTATTACTACGATTTCGCAATAGCAAGTTAGGAGATAATTATGGCGTTTAACGTTATACCAAATATAAAAAGAAAAATATTTGAATCACTCATGCAAGATGGCATGATTACAAGCGTAGAAAATACTAAAAGGTATGAATCTAGTAGACCAATACAAGTTATATCTACGCATAAGATTCAAAACTGGACTGAAACTGCAATACACGAAGTTGCAAATATGAAGAAAAAAGGTAAGTCTAACGAAGAAATAAAAGCACGTATTGATTCTTATGTTGATGATTTAGGTCAACAAATATCAGAACAATATGAATTTCAAAAAGCGTTGTATTACATTTACGCTGATATGGCTTACAAACAAATAGGACAATTAGCACCTACAAGTGCTTAGATAGGAGAATATGTTAAAACTATTTATTGATACATGGATGATTCAGTCATTTGACTGGAGAATCTTTTACGCGATGTCAATATTGTTTGTTGGCTTCTTTATATATCAAGTCAGTAAAATGATTTATATATCAGTTAGATTAAAAATACTAGAAACAAAATATCAATCTGACATAAGCAGACAACTTGATGAGATGTGGCAAAAAATAGATGCTGGCTTAGAAGTTAGACCAAGTAACTATTTAAAGTAAAGCTAGCAACGCAGCTAGAGATGCAGAGTAAACACTCCACATGAGCGGCTACTCCAGCTGCGTTAATCTATTTTAACCGAATTTGTGAAAGCGATGCTAACATGATTAAATGGAATCAAAAGTTACTTATGATAGATTACATCTTTTTCAATTTGATGAAGAGAATCCTAAAGAACACAACATAGGCGAAATAATCCAAAGCATAAAACGTTTTGGATTTGTTGAATTACCAGTAGTAAATGACACTACTGGTTTTTTAGTTGCTGGACATGGAAGAGTAACTGCGTTGCAATTTATGTATCAAGATGCAGAAGAGCTGCCAAAGTACATTGATGTAGAAAAAGATACAAAAGAGTGGTTAGTTCCTACACTCCACGTAGAGTTTGATACAGATATTGAAGCAAAAGCTTACTTAATCGCATCTAATACACTTACTATCGATGGTGGATGGAACGAAGCTAAATTATTAGAGATGCTAGCTGAAATAGATGCAATAACTAATAACTTATCTGGAATCGGATTTGATGGACAAGATATTATGGATATGTTACACGCTAACGACAAACCATTAACTTTTGATGATGAAATGGGTCAAGAAACAAGTTATGTCAAAGTAATTGTTGAAAGTAAAGAACACGCACAGAATACAAAAAAAGAACTAGAAGATTTGGGTTATACATGCAAGATAATAACGAATACGAAATAGCTTTACCAGATGAAATAAAAGAAGCGATGCAGATATATATATCTTTTCTTACTGCTAATTTTGCTTATGAAGATGGAATAGATGAAGTAGAGTTTAAAGTATTTAGAGAATCAGTTACAGATGGCATATTTATGAGTGGAGATGTACCAATCATGGAGAGAAACAATAAAGGTATAACTGGTAATGACTTTTTTAACGCTGCGTGCATAATGATGACAGATATGTTATATAATGCAACAAGCGGAAATATTCCACAAGCGCAGCAGGTTCTGCGAGATATGGGATTAGCGGTAGTAGCAGATAGCTAACACTTAACAGGTTTAAGTGGTTAACGTAACAGGAGTACGTAACGATGGCAGGCAGACCAACAAAACTGACAAAAGAATTAATTGAAGAAATAGCACAATATCTTCGTGCAGGAAATTACATCGAAACAACTGCTGCTTTAGTAGGTATTAATCGAGATAGTATTTATGAGTGGCTTAAACGTGGAAACGCTGAAATAGAACGTGTATCTAAGTCAAATAGAGCAAGAATACGCAAAAGGGAAGAAATTTTTGTTGAATTTACCGACACAGTAAAAAAGGCACAAGCACAAGCAGAAGCGATGTTAGTAGGTTTAATAGGTCAAGCTGCACAAAAGAACTGGACTGCTGCTGCGTGGAGATTAGAACGTAAATATCCAGATAAATGGGGTAGAACAGAACGTAATGTTGCTACTGCACAAGATGACCCAGTAAAAGAACTAGCGCAACAAATAAAAGATTTAAGAAATGATAAACCTACAGAAGGGTAAACAGTTAGATTCTATTCTTGATTCAACTGCAAGAATTAATATCTGGCAAGGTTCAGTATCTTCTGGTAAAACAATATCTTCATTAATCCGCTGGATAGAGTTCTGCACTAATGGCGCTAAAGGTAACTTGCTTATGATAGGTAAGACTGAAAGAACTTTAAAACGAAACGTAATCGATGTATTATCAGAATTACTTGATGGTTCTGGAAGCTTTATTACACGTACTGGTTCTGGAGAAATTCAAATAGGTAATCGAACTATCTATATTGTAGGCGCTAACGATGAGAGAGCTGAAGCAAAAATACGTGGTTTGACACTTGCTGGCGCTTATGGAGATGAAGTTACCTTATGGTCAGAATCGTTTTTTCAGATGCTTTTATCGCGTTTAAGAGTACCTAACGCACAATTATTTTTAACAACTAACCCAGATAGTCCGAATCATTGGCTTAAAAAGAACTTTTTAGATAGAGAAGCAGAACTTGATATTAAGAATTTTGCATTTGAATTAGATGATAACCACACCTTAGACCCAAAGTATGTAACTGCTTTAAAAGCAGAATACGCACCAGCTAGTAGTTTATGGTATCGAAGATTTATCAATGGAGAGTGGGTTATGGCAGAAGGCGCAGTTTACGACACCTTCCAAAGAGATACAAATGTAGTATCAGAGCTGCCAAAAATGCAAGAATACTATGTTGGAATTGACTATGGTACAACTAATCCATTTTGTGCATTACTAATTGGAGAAGGAGTAGATAACAAATTATACGTATGCAAGGAATATTATTACGATTCTGCAAAAGGACAGAAGCAGTTATCTGATGCTGAATACTCCAGAGAACTTAAAAACTTCTTAATGGATTATGACCCAAAGAGAATTTATGTTGACCCATCCGCAGCTTCTTTTATTACACAGTTATGGAGAGATGACCATAGAGGAATTTCTAAAGCTGACAATAACGTTCAAGATGGTATTAGAGTAGTGTATAACTTATTAAGTTCAAGAAAACTATTGATTCACAATAGTTGCACTAAACTGATAGAAGAAATTGAGTCTTATGTTTGGGATGTTAAGCAGCAAGAACGTGGCGAAGATAAACCATTAAAACGTAACGACCATGCAGTAGATGCGTTAAGATACGCATGTATAAGTTTAGGCGCTATTTGGCGACATTGGATTACAAGGAGTTAAAATGCCGAAAGGTAAGGGCTACCCAAAAGCGATGAAAGCTGAAAAAAAGGGAAAAGCTAAAAAAAAGAAGAGATACTAGATGCTTAGGTTACCAGAAAATGGTTCGGCATATCCGCCAGAGAACCACAAACATATTTTTAGAGTTTATCAAGAACATAACGCATGGCATGCAGGCGACCCAGCAATTCTTAGAAAAGTTTATGCTGATGTACCACAAGATTACAGACCAAGAAGATACATGTTCTGGACACGTAAAGGCGCAACAGAGCTGCAAATTGATAGACACCAGTTACACGTTCCATTAGCTGGCGATATAGCACAAACAAGTGCTGATTTATTATTTAGCGAACCACCTAATTTTGTTATTAATGACAAAGATGCAGCTGAATCAGATGTTGAGAACACACAAGATAATTTTGATGACTTAATCAGAAAATGCGGATTAAAGAATAAATTACTAGAAGCTGGCGAAACTTCTTCTGCATTAGGTGGCGTATTTTTAAGATTAGTTTGGAATACAGAGTTTATGAGCAATCCTACAGTTCAAGTTGTATCTCCAGATAGAGCAATCGCAACATTTATGTATGGTCAATTAGTTGCAGTAGGTTATGTAACTGAATATGAATCTCCAGATGGACAAAACTTTTATAGACATATTGAGCATCACGAAGATGGTTTTATACATCACGCATTATACGAAGGCACTAAGTCAAATATTGGCACAAGAGTATCTTTAGATAGATTAGCTGAAACTGCTGATTTAGATGATGAGATTAGATTACCATTTGATTCTTTAGCTTCAGTCTATGTACCAAATCAAAGACCACTTAGAAGATTAAAAGGTTATGAGTATGGTAGGTCAGACTACGATGGCGTAGAAGGATTATTTGATGCTATCGATGAAGCTTATACTTCATGGATGCGAGATGTCAGATTAGGCAAATCAAGAATTATTGTACCTACAGAATACTTAGAAAGAAGAGGTCGTGGTCGTGGCGCAGCTTTTGATATAGATGCAGAAGTATTTACTGGACTAGAGATAGACCCAAACTTTCAAGGTAAATCAATAGAACCAGTACAGTTCCAGATAAGACACGAAGAACACAAGACAACAGTTATGGAATTAATCGATAGAGCAGTTACTGCTGCTGGTTATAGTCCACAGTCTTTTGGTATCAATATCGAAGGTAGAGCTGAATCTGGTACTGCATTAAAACTTAGAGAACGTAAATCATTTACAACACAAGGTAAAAAACAAAGATACTGGACACAACCATTAGAAGAGATATTAGAGAAGCTTCAGATACTAGATGTAGAAATATTTGGTAAACAATATAAACCACTTAAATTACGTATTGAGTGGCAAGATGCAGTTCAACAAGATGTCAGAGAATCTGCAACAGTTATTGAATCACTACATAGAGCGCAAGCTGCTTCACTTGAAACTAAGGTTAGATTACTTAATCCAGAACTTACTGAAGAAGAAGTTGCTGAAGAAGTGCTTAAAATTGCAACTAACTTTAATTTGGCAGACCAGAACGTTACTGACATTTTAGAGTTACCATAATGTTATGGTCTATGACCCAGCATACAATGAACAGATAGCAGACACTTACGCAGAAGTCTTTAGAGATATAAACGACTTCTTAGTTGAAATAACTGCTGAATCAATTTTAGAAGGAAAAGCTTATGATGGTTCTATCGAAAGCTGGCTTCAATTTAAACAAACTAACTTAAAACGACTTACTGAACAAGCAACTAGAGCTGCCGATAATGCTTTTGGCGCAGTATTACCAGCAGTAAAAGGCGCAGTAGAAGTAGCTTATAGTATTGGAGAACAAACCGCAGTTGCTGAATTATTAAGTGCTGGAATACAAACTGATGTATCTGGCGGATTTCAAACATTAGCTGAATATGCCATTGATGGATTAGTAGATAGTATTGCTAACAGATTTCAGAACAGAGTTAACAAACTAGATATTGTAAGGTCAACACAAGATGTTTATGCACAAGTTACTGAAAGTGCAGCTGCATTAGTTACATCTGGCGCTGCAACATTAGAAGAAGCAATAGAAATTGCAGTAGATAAATTCTTAGATGAAGGTATTAAATCAGTTAACTTAGGTAATCGTAAGATGCGACTAGATGCTTATGCAGAAACTTCTATTAGAACAATATCTGGTAACGCACAAGTTCAAGGTTCTTTAGATAGATACGAAGATGCAGACCAATATCTTAGTTGGGTATCAGACAGTCCTATGGAGTGCGAACAATGTAGAGAGTGGGAAGGTAAGATACTTAGAACCACTAATGATTTAGAAAAGCTGCCAGAAAAATATCGTAATTATCCAAGTTTAGAAACTGCAAAAGCTGATGGCTTATTTCATCCTAACTGCACACACAGTTTACAAGTTTACATAGAAGGATATTCAACTCCACCAACAGATACGAATGATGCTGATAATGAAAAACGTAGAAATAACATACGTAGGTTACAAAGATTAGAACGCACAAATAAACTTAAAGAAAAAGTTTATAAAGCTAATGGACAGACTAATCGTGCAAAAGGCGCTAGAGAAAGAGCTGCTAGATACAGAAAAGAGCGCAGACAATTTGAAGCACAGATAGAACGTAAATCTTTAGGATGGTTTACTGGAGAAGATAGATTACGTAGATTAGCAGAAGCTAATGGTATTAAACCAGAAGTGTTAGAAGCTGCTAAAGGTAATTTACCTAGATTAAATAAACTTGCAGCTAAAACTGGATTTGACCCACGACTTGTTAGTACACAAGTAAGAAGAGGAGTTGCAGACACACAACTGCCAGATATTAAAGATTTTGATGTAGATAGTTTTGATAAGTTAAGTATTGCTGAACAGAAATCATTAAGACTGCAATATAACAAGTATTTTGAAGGAGAGTTCGGTATTATGAACCAACTTGAAGTAGAAGGAAAGTATCACAATCCACCAACGCTTCCAGAAAATGTACAAAAGTACAATAAATCACAATTTGACAAGTGGATAGAAAACAACAGAACAAAGTACAGTAACGAGTATGGTTCATGGGAGTGGAATACAAAGAAAAATAAACCAGATTTTATATGGAACGATGCACTTGAAGCAAACACATGGACACCAGAGATAGAGCAATTTATAGCAGAAGCTGAAGCTGCTGGCGCATTAAAAGATAAAAAACAAGTTGTTGCTGGTGGACTTCCATCTTCTGGTAAAACATTTACACTTGCTAATAAAGGTAAAAACCCAAGTCTTAAAACTTATAACTTAGAAGAGTACGTAACAGTTAACCCAGATGATTTTAAAACAAGAATTATATTCAGAGATTACGCATCAAAAACAGACCAAGCAATAGACAAGCTTATGAGTGATACGTTTATAAATGATGATAAGTTTGGCGTTGGTTCTAAATTAGGCGCAACTAATCCAATAATGAAAAAATTAAAAATACACCATCCAGAAATTTATGATGAAGTGTTTGGTAAAACATTTGATAAAAGCACACTTACTGAAATAAGAGAAGGTATAGCAACGAAAGTGCCAATAGGCGATACTGGATTATTTGGGTACGAAGCTGCAAACATACTCCACGAAGAATCATCTGCCATGACAAAAAAAGCACAAGATGTAGCTTCAGATGCTGGATTTAACATGATTCACGATGTAACTATGGGTTCTGCAAAACCAATTAGATTAGTAGATGACTTAGTCAATTTAAAGAATTATGAACCAGCAGAAGTTATGTTTATTATGTACACAGAAGAACAAGCAAGAGCAACAGTAGTAGATAGATATATTCGAGGAAACTTCACAAACTTAAACACAACTGGTGGTCGTGGTGGTCGATACGTTATGTCAAGCGTTATAGATAATTCAACAAAGAAAGTTAAAACAAAAGCTGGATTTAAAAATAAGACACAAGACCTATTAGGTAGAGATGCAGTAACAGACAACGAAGTGTTTTTAAATGATTTGTTACAATCTGACAATGTATCAACAGATTTAGATGACATACAAATAGTTAATAGATATTCAGATATTGACCCAGCAACTGGTCAAGCTAAGGCATATCGTATTGAATTAGAGCTAAAAGATGGCAAAATAGTAGCTAAAAGAAGCAGTAGGGGAGTGGATGGACTAGCAGTTGTTACTAAAGAAGCAGAACCTACGATACAAGGCAATAGAGCTGGCAAAAATGATGTAGATACAATATTAAACAATCAAGTAGATAATTTAGATAAAGGCGTTGACAGTTACAGAGCTAATCCAGAATATGTTAAGGCAATAGAAGCAAGAAAACAATACTTTTATGATTTAAAACAAAGACCAGATGATGCTGGATTATATGTTATTGCTAAAGATAAAGGATATACTGGCAAACCAGAAACAGTCAAAGACATTTTAGAGCTGACCGATGGTAAAGGCGCAGTAGCAGCAAATAGCGTAATAAGACTTGATAGTGGAGAAAGAATAAATCAAGATGTACTTGTATTTCGTGGTTTATCAGATTCAGTAGATGTTGACCAAGCTAAATGGGAATTGAAAAATACTAAAGCAAAAGCTGGAAATAGAGTTAATAGCATACAAAAAGCAGTAAATATTTCTACAGATGAAAGAGTTGGCGTTGTAATGACAGATGTAGGCATACCATTTTATAACACTACTAAAGCAAGCAACACTATGAAAAGATATGTAAATAATTTAGGAATACAATTTGATACTAAATTAATTGATTCAGATTCTATGGTAGATGCGCAACGAAGGTGGGTATCATGGGCTAAACAAGAAATCGCAGCTGGTAACTTAAATAACTTAGATTTAACGTATGTTGATTTAGTTACTGATTTTTCTAACAACTTTCAAAACAAACATGGTTCTGGAGATTTTATAGAACTTACATTATTTAACAGACCAGAGTTTCAAGAGTTTTATGATGAAGAGTTATTCAAAAGAGGTATTGGAGTATCTCAAAAACAAATGCCACCAGTAATTAAGACTGGTTTGCAAATGCACGAAGAGTTTATTAATGGAGAATATTATGCTGGTAATGGTATCTATGGACAAGGTACATATACAGATACACAATTAGCAATAGCAAATATGTATGCAAATCAAGATGATGCTATTGATGGGTTTGGAAAAGGTGGCGTAGTTCAAGCTATAAAAATAAAAGCTGGTACAAAAATGCCAAGTGAAAAAACAATTAAAGAAGTTGCATTTGATACTAACCAAAAATTGAAAGCTATATATGCAGAAAATAATACTGGTAGATATAATGCAGAGCGTGTTAAAATATGGAGAGAGCTAAATAATACTGCTTTAACAGATGTTGGCAGAAGATTAGCTGCGATGGGTTATCAAGCTTACGATGTAAGCGTTTTAGACAACTCAAAAACACATATAGTTATACTCGATAGAACCGCAGTAGTAGTAGCGGAACAACCAGTTTCAATAAATGGCACTTTACAAATGCCAGAAAAATAGGAAAGACAATGGAAGGTATATCAGCAATAACAAGTAGGCGATTAGCAAAACTAAAGACATTACTGCCACCAGAAGCTGCGATAGAATTATCGCAACATACAATCGATGGCGGTAATCCAGAGTTATGGCTTTTAGATTATGAAAAGAAGCTACAAGGTAATCGTGTACTTAAAGAAGGAATATAAACCAACTAATTATAAAATATAAAACAAGGAGAAAATATGGCAGCATCAACTGGCGGACAGTTGTTTATGACTTGCAAGCGTTATGTCGCTAAAGAAGCATCATGGGATGATGTAATGGCAGCTGCAAAAAAACATAAACCAACTTATGACAACGCAGAAGTATCTGATGATATATACGAAGATGACAATGTATATTCGTTGACTGACTTAAAAGACTTCGTATTCTTACCGATTAGTCCAAAAGAGAAAAAGATACTAAGAGATTACTTCAATCAATAGTAAACTAGAACAATGACAATTCAAGTAGGCGATGCTAGAGCAGACATCAAGGTCTTAAACATATATCAAGAAATAGAAAAGGAAGGACAAGCATTTTATGTTTGTAAGGTTCAGTACAGGTCAACACATACTGGTATTGGACACAAACGTTCTATTTTAACTAGAAACAATCAAGGCGAAATTGTTGAGTGCGGTAATGTTAAAAGAATCGAAGATGCGGCAAATTACGATAACATCATAAATGCTTATTTAGAAACTTATGGCTAAACAAATTAAATGCAGAATCTGCAAACAACCACTCAAAAAGATGATAGTAAATGGTACACGAGGTGGCTACATGTGCTTATCAAGCAGCACTATGTGCAAAGGGTCTTTAGAGATAAACTATTATGAAGAAGAATAATAATCTTAGTGGTAAAGATTTAGTTAAATGTAAAGAGTGCAATAATTACTACTATCCAGTAACAGAAAAAAATTCTTGTAAACACTTGTATATGTAGTACATAGTGCTACACTAATTACGTAATCAAAAAAGGATGGTAACAATGAGTGCGCAAGGTATTTTCATTCTGGATGGAATGGATTCAAGACCTAAAAACAAAGCCCAGCTTAAAAAAATATTAGCTGCTGGTAAATCTGAAATGCTAGCGATTGAGCAAGTTAGTGCTTTCGGCGAGCAATTTCAAGGCAAGCTTACCAAAGAAGCATTAGAGGAATGGGGAGAAATTACTTTTGTAGTTCCTAGTCCTTATACTGCAAGAAATAGTTTTGGTAAGTTTTACTTAAACAGTAAAG